AACTAATCTTTAATTTCTTTTATAGCACAATCAGCCAATAGTTCTAAATTGCTCATTTCTCCTTTTGTTGTTTCTGATGTTGCTATTTTTTTAGCACGTTCTTTTTGTCTTTCTAATAGTTCTCCTAATCCGTGATCGTCATCTTTCTTTCTTCCCACAATAACGTCTTCGGCATCAAATAATTCTTTACGCAAATCAGCAGTAGATACATCATCCTCTTCTTTGTTGCCAAAAAGTAAATTTTTGCCAGGAACATCCATTCTGTCCGCATTTATTAAATTTCCTTCTTCATCAATAGTTTGCATTAATTTATTACCTTCTTTTTGAGCTTTAGCAATATTTTCTTGAATTGCTTTCTTTTTACTTTCTTTTACACGCTCTTTAAATTGTTCTTTAGAAATTTCATCATTTTTCTTTTTATGACTCATAAGTTCATTTAAATCTTTTTCTAAATATTCTACACGTCCTGTTTTATATGCTTCTGGATGAAAAGGCATCCACATACCAACCGCGCCAACATAAACATCGTGATTTGGGTCTTGTTCTCTTAACATCTTACACCTCATTTCTGCTTCTTCTTGTGAACCAAATACACCTCTAACTTTAATGCCTCTTGTATTTGTTTGAAATTCATGCAATTCATTATACTCTTTTTGTAATAGTTCTTCTTTAGCATCAATAAATGTTTTATATTCATCATCTAATGTAGTTAAAAATAAATTTTCTTTTTCCTCTTCTACAAATTCTTCCATATCTTTGCTTAACTTATTAAAATCTAAATTATATTTGTATGCTAAAAAACTCAAAAATTGTGTATATTTTTCAAAAGTTTTTTTAAACTCAAAGTTCTTTAGGAATTTTTCAAAATAAAATAATTCTTTATTTTTAATATGGTCTTCAGGAGAAATAAAACTTAGACATACGTATTTTTGACCACCTATAGGTTTGTCTTCATCTAATAAATCTACATATTTTGCTTTTTCTAAGTTATTAACTGATTTATCTTTATCTTTATCTTTATCTTTATCTTTATCTTTAGATTTAGAAGATTTTTTATTAAACATTTTATAAATTAGTATTTTAAAATAATTTTAAGTATTAAATTTAAACATTATATTAAATAAATTATAAATAATAATTATTTAGGCAATTTTATATAGTTTAATTTAATTAAATTAAATTAAATTAAATTAAATTAAATTAAATTAAATTAAATTAAATTAAATTAAATTAAATTTAATTTTAATTTGTGTATAAATATAATTTTTTTCTCGAGTATTATTATAAAACAAAATGAATTTCAGTATGGGTGAATTAGTTAAAAGAGCCGTGAAATATTTGATTGAAGGTTTAATGGTGGCAATAGTTGCTTTTGTCATTCCACAAAAACCATTGAAAATGGAAGAAATTGCTATTATTGCCTTAATGGCTGCTGCTACATTCTCTATTTTAGATACTTTCATTCCTACCATGGGTGTAACTGCTAGATCTGGTGCTGGTTTTGGCATTGGTGCTAATTTGGTTGGTTTCCCAAGAATGTAAATATACTTTAATAATAATTAATAATTAGTTATAAAAAATATATAAATTTTTTACACTTTATATATTTTTTCATATATTTTCATATATTTTATAAGTATTTGGTTACGATTAAATATTTTGTAAAAGAAAAAATTATTACTTGAAACTAGAAGTAGTAAATAATTTTTTCATTATTTAATGTAAATATATTTACTAATAATAGTAATACTATGAATAGGACTAAACCTTTAATAGGTATTTTACCTACTCCTTATATAAAAGACCCAGTTACTAATAGACAAATTGTATCTAATAAAATATTTTTAACAGCAGACATAATAAGTTTTTTAAAACAAAATTCATTTGATTATATTATAATTCCATACACTATTTCCAAATTATATTTAAATAAAATATTGCCTAATTTAGATGGGTTATTATTTACTTCACATCATCGTGGTAATTATTATAATAACAAATTTCTAAGGCGACATTTTTTAATACAAAAATATATAGTTAAAAAAGTAAAATTACTTGCTTCTAATAAAATAATAATACCAATATTATCAATATGTCATAGTCATCAAAGTATGATTTTAATTGAAAATAAACATTCTATATCAAATAAAAATATAAAAAATACTTTTATCAATGTAAACTCGCATGGTATTAAAACAATACCAAAATTTAAAAATACCACTATGGGAAACTTGTTTAAAACAACTTTTAATAAAACTAAAAAATTATATCATAGTCATAAACTAGCATTAGATGCAAAATATAAAATAAAAAATTATGAAGTTATTGCTACTAGTTTAGATAAAAACAAAAAAGAATTTGTAGAGATAGTCAAGCATAAAAAATATCCATTTTTTGGATTTCAAGGGCATCCGGAAGTAGAAAATACAAAATTGTTTGCTCCTTATATTTCTTATGTAAAATATATTTTTAATAAAAAAAAACCAAACCAAAAAATAATAAACAAAGAAATATATAATAAACTTAATTTATTAAAATTAAGATCTACAAAAACTCCTTGTAAGAAATATAAATTGGCATCAACAAAACACAAAAAGTGTAGAATATTTTATGATGTATAAATAAAATTGTCCCTACAAATACAAACATAGTTTAATAATTTTTGCGTTTCTTTGTGCGTTTAGCACGTTTTTTTATATTTTTTTTTGATTTATTTTTAATATCATAATCTTCTTTAGGTATATATCTAAAAAAATTCATATTATATAATTTTGAATTACGTGATACTTCGTTTGTCTTAATTTTGGCATATAATTTGGCTTTTTCTTCTCTCATATCTTCCAATGTTTTTTGCTTTCCATAACATAATACACTAAATCTTCGCAACAAACCTTTTTGTTGAAGACGATTTTTTAACTGAACTTTAAATAAATACTCAGCAATACATAATAATCTGTTTTCATCGTAATAAGGTCTATTTGCGTATATAAATATTAAGTAAAAACTTAATATAGTATCTATTGATGCTACTTTTATTTTTTGTCCATTAATATTTATTACATTATAACTATGGCAGGCAGTAGGTTTATAAATAAATGCTATAACATCATTGTTTACAATAACCTCATAATGAATATCAATATATTCTCCGATTGGTTGTTTTTTAAAAATTTTTACATTTTTATAACCTTCATAGATTAGTTGTTCTTTCAAAATAGTAGCACTTTCTTGTGGATTTTCGCTTAATACATCAAAATCTGGAATATTTGAAATTTGTTTTCTTTCTTTATATGGCATATATTTACTATATAAAGTTGATGCGTAACCTCCAAAAAAAACTAAACCCTGATTGATAAATGAAGTTCTGGTAATTTCATATATGGCTGCTTGATCCTCTTCTTTTCCTTCGTATTTTCTTTGAAAATCTTGTTTATCACATAATATACCTTTTAGTGGATAATTTTTATTTAATAAACTAATACGTTTTAGGACTTTTTCCCATCTAGATACATCTCCCATTGGGCGTGATAATTCAAGATACATTGCCATACGTAGAAAATTAGGCGGACAATAATTAATTCCATTAATTTTTATTGCTTTTTTAGAGACATTTTGAAATAATTTCTTGTCTAATAAAGTAATATCGGCAATTGGAACAAAATTTACAAATACTTTATATGTTCCACTATGGACTCCTGATTTTGCTTCCACTTCTTCATAACCTGCTTTATAATATATATTTGCTAAATCTCTCGCATATTCCATAGCGTAAGGTGAAAAAAAATCATAATCAGGTATTTCAATATTTTTATTATAAAATCTATATTGTTCTGGGAGTATATTATTTACGGCAGTTCCGCCATAACATAATATTTTATGTGTTCGTAAAAAAGTTTCCAATATGCTAATAATATTTTTAATAGTATCTGATTGGACTAATTTTTTTCCAATAATATATGTAGCATTATCTATTGCATTTCTTAATATTTTCAATTCTTTTTCTTCATATGATTCTTTCATATAATTATATTATATATATAAAATATAATTAATATGTTATATAAATTTTTAATAATCCACTTTATGTTGAAATATTATATGACTACTATTAATACTATGGATTGAATTCACCTGACCAAGTAATATTTATAGGCATTCCTGGTTGATTTGGTAATATTTGATCTATTTCACCGTTATAATTACTACCAGTTCCATCTCTGAAACTGCCACCAGTTATAGAAACAGTTCCTAAAATTGTGCTGCCAGTATCCCTCATTTCAAAAAATAATTTTGAAGAAGTATTTGGAAGTCTTGATGTAATTGGTACGTTTCTTACAAAACTACCAATACCTAATTGCTGATTAAAAATATACCGTGTAGGATTTATTCCATATACAGTAACATAAACGTTAACAGAATTAATGTTGCTAGTGCTACTAGAACCCGTAATAATAAAATCACCATACCAACCAGTATCTACCGGACTAACATTGTCAGGTGCCACATTTATTAAGCTTGATTCTTTCATTCTCCAAGAAAATTTTGAAAAAATATTAGTATTATAACCACTCAACTTAGTATCGTTATTCTGATTCTTCATACAAATTGCTTGACATCCATTTTCAAAAGAAATAACACTATCAAAATTTATTTTAGAATTCTCTAAATCTGGTAATACTATTATAAATTTTCTTTTCGTTTCGTCTAATAATTGCGGAGTTCCTTTTTTAGTATTTATTTCCAAAAGTCTAAAAGTATTACAATTGTCACCTTTAGCTTTTAAGTTAATATAATTTTTAAGTTTTGTTAATTTAGAATTAGTAGGATATTTATCAAGAATTCCTGTATCAGGATTAAAATAACAAATAATTATGATTTTTTTGTATAGCGCTTTCATTCTTGTATTCAATACATCTGCTTCTTTTGATGTTAATAATGAATAGTTAAAATTACTTCTATTACTTCTAATAACTAAATATTCTTCTAATAAATCACTCATTTTTTCTAACATAGTTACATTTGTGCTCATTACTCTAAAATTTAATATTAATGGGTCATTATGACAATTAGTTTTTGTTGCGTCAGCGTCAAAAGCATTTTCTGTTATTGTATTTAATACTTCGCTTAATAGTAAAGCATTATATGTTTCTTTAATAGAATTATTATTTGCTGTTGATGAAGCAACTATTGGATCATTATTATATGAATAAATTTCAAAATCCAAAAATCTAAAACCATTATAAATACATTTCTCTAAAGCACATAAAGCAACAAAATTATTCTTATATTCGTCTCCACAACAACTGTTATATGAGCTTTTAACATAATAGTTAATTAATGTACTATTTGAATTATCAAATAGTGCTTGGGCCTCAGATTTAATACTATTTATACCATTAAAATATGTAGAGTTTTGTGCTTCCGGATAAGCAACATCTAATTTTTGGCATGATTCTTTTTGTAATCCTATTTTATGAAAAATCCAACTAAGTAAAGCTATTAATAATATTGTTATAATTCCTAGCGTTGTCATTAGAATTCCTGCATCTTTTACTGTAGTATAAATACGAGTCATGACTTGTCTTGCTGATGATACTTCTTTTTCTGATTCTGTCGATACTTTTATTGTGGGTGGTGGTCGCATAGTAATTATAATTACTATATATTATAATTACTGTATATTATAATTACTATAAAAAATTTAAAATATATTATGACATAAATAAAAATTATAATGTTATATTAATTAATAATGGCAGGTGGACTATTAAATTTAATTGCGCTAGGCAATCAAAATATTATTTTGACCGGCAATCCAACTAAAAGTTTTTTTAAGTCAACCTATTCTAAATATACTAATTTTGGATTACAAAAATTCAGAATTGATCAAGTAGGACAAACAGAATTAGATATTACAAAAATTTCCAAGTTTAGTTTCAAAATTTTGCGCTACGGAGATTTGTTAATGGATATGTATTTAGTAATAAAACTACCCAAAATATGGAGTCCAGTTTTAAAGTATACCAATGAATATAGACCATATGAGTTTAAATGGATTAAAAATATTGGTTGTCAAATAATTAAAGAAGTGAATATAACTATTGATGGCACAACAATACAAAAATTTAGTGGTCATTATTTACAAAATATAGTAGAGCGTGATTTTGATGCCCATAAAAAGGCAATTTTTGATAAAATGACAGGAAATATTAGCGAATTAAATGACCCAGCAAATTATAATAATAGAAACAATAATTATCCAAGTGCGTTTAATATTGATGGCATTAATACAGATATTAGTGGTATTGAACCATCAATACGAGATTATAATTTGTATATTCCAATAAATAGTTGGTTCTCTATGTCATCTTTAATGGCATTACCATTAATATGTTTACAATATAGTGAAGTATTTATTGATTTTACATTAAGACCTATTATGGAATTATATACAATAAAAGATGTGCTTTATAATAATTCCCAAAATCCTATACCCTATAACAATTTTCCACAAATTCAAGCAAGTCAAAACGAGATCGCTTATCAATTTAAAAGATTTATACATCCTCCACCATTTAGAGACTTAAGTTTTAATATTGATAATTACGCAGATTTAAGAACAACAATAAATAGTAATATTCATTTAATATGCACACAATGTTTTTTAGAAGAAACAGAACGAAAACTTTTTGCCAAAAATAGTCAGACTTATTTAATACGTGAAATAAATGAATATAATTTTGAAAAAGTTATAAAATCAAACAAAGTTAAAATAGAGTCAAAGGGTTTAATACGTGGTTGGATGTGGTATTTTCAAAGAAGTGATGTTGCTTCTAGAAATGAATGGTCCAATTATACTAATTGGTTATATGAAGATAAAATTCCAAATGACTTAGAAAAACTTAGTATTGCTAGTCAGTATAAATATTATAGTCCTCAATTTACTTATAGTGGTGATATTTCAAAAAATATTTATATAACAGGATATAGTCCGGATGTATATTCACAAACAAATCAATGTGAAATAATGAAAAATTTTGCTATAATTTGTGATGGTAAATATAGAGAACAAGAATTTGATAGTAATATTTTTAGCAAACTAGAAAAATATAATAAATCTAATGGCGCATGTTCAAAAACAGGATTATATTGTTATAATTTTTCGTTGACTACAGATCCGTTCAAACAACAACCAAATGGGGCGTTTAATACTAACTTGTTTAAAACTATTGAATTTGAATATAATAACTATAGTAATCCTCCTATTGATTCAATAAAGTCCAATTCTACAATTATTTGCGATGAAACAGGTGCACCCATAGGAGTATCAAGAGACCCTACTAGTATTTATAAATATACTTATAACTTACATGTGCTAGAAGAAAAGTATAATATATTATTGTTCCAAAATGGATTTGCCGGATTAGTGTATTCTAAATAAATAACATATTACAAGTTATAAATTTACAAGTTATAATAATTTAGTTTTTCTTACTCTACGTGTTCCAAAATTGTATTTTATTTTTGCCTTTTTTGCCAATCTTAGTGCTTTAGATGATTTGCTACATCCATCTTCTAATATTTTATAATCTACAGCTGATGCTTTTCCTCCACTAATAGAACTAGCTAAACGCGCTAGTCCCCAACTATGACTGGTTTGGTTCGGTCTTGAACCAGATGAATAATAAGCACCTTGTCCTTTACTTACAATTTTGCGCAATGAACTTATAGAACACCCTGTTTTTTTGGAGAGATTAGAATTAACTACTAATTTATCTACATTATATATTTTTTTTACATTTAATATATGTTGTGAAGGTTTGGATTTATATGAAGAAATCTTTTTTCGTGTAATATAACTATTTTTTTTATACGCTTTGCGTGATTTTTTTAATTCATTTGAAATTATTTTTTTATCTTTTTTAGTTATATGTTTAGGTAAATATTTAATAGGTACATTCATAGTATTTTATTATAGTATAATAACATAATATTTTTATTAGACACTATAATATTTTATTTTAATATATATAATTTAAAATAAAATGATGCGTGAAAAAATAATAAAATTTGAGAGAAGTAAAATAACAGGCAAAAAATACACAGCCTATGTTAAAAATAAAACAACACAAAAAATACGCAAAATACATTTTGGCGCGTCAGATTATGAACAATTTAAAGATAGAACACCTTTAAAATTATATGCTTATAAAAATCATAATGATCGTAAACGCATGCAAAATTATTTCAATAGGCATTCCGGGACAAAAAAAAGAGGGCAAGCAATAGCATTAGAAAAAAGGAAATCAAATGGTTACTATAATGCTAAAATATTAAGTCATGTTTATTTATGGTAAAACTTTATCATTTATGTATTTGTAACTAATTTTTCCCCTTCTTCAATAATATTATAGTTAAAAGACCAATTATCAATTTCTTTTGGTGTTTTTGCTCCATTTTTTATTGCCTCATTATAACTCCAATATATAGGATTTGCTTTAAGTTTCCATTGTTGTGTTTTTAAATCAATTAGTCCAGACGCATCAAAATCAAACAATTTATATTTTCCATATACAGATTTTCCCATATTATCGAATTTCCAATCTATATACATAATTCCTAGTGCTTGTAAAAAATCTTTTACTTTACTCATTACTTCTATTATTTCATTTAGGTCTTCGCGTGTCATAGAGGGTTTATATAATGGATTTGATTTGTGTGTTTCTACTTGTTCCATGTCAACATATTTACTATTAATGTCATAATAATATACAATATTAGGATGTGGATGTTCCATTAATATTTTAACTATTGCACTTTCTGCTTTTTTTGAATAATCTAAGAATGGATGAGGTTTACCATAATTTTTTCTAAAAAATGGGTTGCCATCATATGTATCATCTACATACTTTACAGAATCAGTATCTGGGTCATAAATAGTAGATTTTGTGGCAGCTTTATTCATAACTTTATATAAGTTTTATGTTTATTTCTTTTATATTTTATATTTTATATTTTATATTTTATATTTTTTTATATATATAAAATGTTGATAGAATTTTTCACAGAATTCATTGGAACTTTTATTTTCTTGGCAGTAATTTTAATGTCGGGGGATCCTTTAGCAATAGGTATTACTTTAGCATCAGTTATTTATTTTGGTGGCCAAGTTTCTGGTGGCAACTTCAATCCAGCAGTAAGTTATATGATGTTATTATCTAAAAAAATAGATGCTGCCAAATTTGTAGTGTATGTAATTGCTCAGTTATTAGGAGCCACCGCGGCCTTCCTATTTTATAGTTATAGTAAATAAATTTAGCAATATTAGCAATATTAGCAATATTAGCAATATTTATATGGTGCGCACGATGAACGCATAGTAAAGCCTTTAATATGAGCACATCGTTTTTTAGTAAATTTTCGCGGAAGACTAAATAGTTTTCCATCTTTTCTTTTACATTTTTTTGCTCTTTTTGTGCTAGCACAACAATCTCTCATATTATTATTAATAAATAATAATATTAAAGAATTAAATTGTTATTTTTTAAATTAATTTAAACTTCATTATTTTTTTCACATAATCCAGTTATTTTATTTTTTCGTGTTCCATTAGGACATCGTTTAGATTTGGTTTTTTGCTTTACAGGGTTTCTTTCTTTTATAACAGAATTAGTTGTAATTATAGGTTCACAATTTCCAGTTATTTTATTTTTACGAGTTCCATTAGGGCATCGTTCTCGTTTTGAATTTGTTGTTTTTTTATTTTCCAGAATAACTACATCTTTTTTTGATTTTGTAGCCAAGTCTAAATATGATGACTTAACACGAATTAATTTACCTAAATAAAACTTACTACATCCACTAGAAATTTTGAATTGGTCATTATTTTGTAATGAAACTGATACAAAATATTTTTGAATTGTGGCTGTACTATGTTTACTTGTAATAGTAAATTTTAAATTTCTAGGTAATAATGTTTCTTGTTCGGCTTTGTATTTACTTGTATTTATCATATTTATATACGGAACACCATTTGCTATATTTATTTCATATATACAACATTGTGTTTTTTTTATATCTGAAAAATTTAGTGCCACTCCATAATTATTGGTAATAGAAATAAAGTTAGGAATGGTTGCTGAATCACCTACATTTATCAAATTTGTAAAAGGTTCTTTCATTCCTCTATAATATGTTCTAAAAGGTCGCTCATGTCTTGGTGCTGCTTCTAAAAATGCTTTATCAAGATCTGTTATTTTATCTATAATTGCTTCACGAGCACTATCTTTTGTATGTCCATAAAATTTATATGTTTTTAAAAAAATATGACTTTGAAAGTATATAACACCAAATCGTAAATAAGAATTTATTGGACCGTCCCATTTAAAAGAATAGTCATACAATGCATTTGATAATAACTTTCCAAAGTAAACCTCTTCTTTATATGGAATATTTTTATTAGTTATTTTTTTATCAACAACATTTAATTTTTTAATTTTAAATAGTCCGATTTTAGACAATTCCAAAGTTTCTTTTGAAATATACATATTCTCTCCATATTTATCTTCCTCTTCACTATTTATTACAACTTTAAAAATGCGTTCCTTGTGTAATGAAGGTTTGAGAGATTTTATGTCAAGTAATACATTTTTATTAATATAATATCCAATATTGTTATAAGTTGCTTTAGTACTATATGTTTTTTTTACCATAAGTTGTTCATTTTCTATAAAACATTTTACAAAAATGTCTTTTATTTCTGGGTTAAATAAATATTGTTTTTTTAAACAAAAAATTTTGTCTTGTGAGTTATTTTTCATAGGACTATTTGGTGACGCAGAAAAGTTTAAACTATTTTTATCAAAAATTACTAAAATATTATCCTCTGATTCTTGTAACCATTCATTTAATTTTCTTTTTTCTAAAAATATAGGATCGTAACCATACATTATACTTTTTATAGTAGTTATTATATATTATAAATACTATAAAAATTATAAA